AGGGAAAGTTGATAAATTTACAATTCCAAGAAAAAGGTTTAAGCAATTAAGAGACAAGGAAAAAGAAATTGTTATAAAAATGAAAAATAAAGAAGTTGTTGGCACTGCAAATGAATGGAGTGTTTTGCAAAAATTTTTAGACAATGAAGGCTCTGTTTTTGAAGATTTCATATTACGTGTTGAAGATGGTACAGACTCCAGTTTAAAGTATAAATATAGAGATGATATTGAAAATAAAAAATCATACATAAACTCTATTAATACAGCAGCAAGTAAATGGTCTGCAATTCAAACTAGGTCTAAAAAGAATTTATTAAGATCTATTAATAATTTATCTGAGCTTATTACTATTAAATATGGAGAAAAAAGCAATACTTCTAAGTTTTTAGTAGAAGAATATAATCAAGTAGCTAAAAAGCTTGAAAAAAGTGAAGGTAAATATATTCCTCATTATATTTTAGATTTATTAGGGCATTCTATTGAAATAAGTGATAGGATTACTAAATCTAAATCTGATACTCAAAGAGATAATATATTAAAAGAATATGTTGAAAAGACAAGAGAAATAAATACTAATTTATTACAAAGACTTCGAGAAAGGTCAGATAAACCTTCTGAATATTTTTCTAGAAACCCTATGCTTTATGCAGATAAATACATGGAACAAGTAGTTCAGTTTAATCACAATACTTATGTGGATCTTGCATATACAAAAGGATTAAAAAAACTTACAGAAACTGCTTTTAGAAATGAAGGAGCAAAAGAAGGAAAAGCTGCTAAAGTTTATTTAGATATATTTAATGACATGTACAATTCTCACATGAATAAAGAGTCGAGAATAGATACAGGCTCTCCCTCTTCAAATGTGACAAGGTTACTAACATCTTTACAATTTATATCTAAATTAGGACTTTCTCCTAGAGGAGCTATTCGTAATGCAACTCAAAGATTATTAAATTATTCTTATTTTGGTCACACTTTACAACTTGGCGCTATAAAAGCTTTAAAAAATGGTGCTTTTAAACAAGCTATGAATAATGAGCTTAATTATCACGGCCTACAGTTTACAGATATATCTAAGGTTTCAGATGGTGCTGTAACGTCTGGAGATTTATTAGCAAAAGGTATTGATTATGAAAAAGGAATATTGACATTTAAAGATAAAGAGACTGTTCTTGAAATGCTTACACAAAAAGCCTCAAAAGCTGCTGATTGGTCTTCAGCGCTAACAAAAGCAGCAGAAAATTGGAATAGAGCTGGCACTTTTAAAGTTGCTTTTTATAAACGTGTAGAGCAATTAAGAAAAACTGATAAATTTTCAAATGCCTTTACAGACTCAGCTCTTGAAAAAGAAATGTACAGAAGTGCAGGAAATTATGCAGCTAAATTAGTTTCTTTATTGCATTTTGAATATTCTCCAGCAGGAAAAGCAAAAATAGTAAGAGGAAAAGTTGGAGCTGTTCTTGGCCAATTTCAACATTATGCAATGTCTTTTGCTAATTTGCAAACCCAAATGTTTAAAGATTATAAAAATGCATTTAAAGCAGGAGATTATACAGGAGAAGAGCTTCAAAGAATAATAAGATTAGGACTTATATATGGAATAGCTAAT